CGCTCAAGCGCGGCGGTGAGGCGGGCCGGTGACAGCACCATCAGCTCGTCGTCGGCGGTGAACTCGGCGAGATGCTTGGACCGATACAGCGGGTGGTCCTCGCCATATTTGATCCGGTCGAGCTGCCGGCGCTCTTCTGGGATGTGAGGGCACTCGCTGCTCGGCACCTTCCGCGTCCAGTAGAGGGACCGGTCCTTGTGGTGGCTGTCGTAGAATTGCCCACGCGGTGCGCCAGGTGACGACACCCAGAGCTGGAGCAGGCGAGTGCATCGGTCGAAGGCCTCGAAGATCTGGTCCGGCACCGTCTTCGCTTCGTCCACGATCAGCATCAGCGGCGCGTCAGGGTCGCCGTGCCATCCTTCAGCGCGGCCTCCATCGTCGGTCGAGAAGCCCAGCGCGAAGCCGCCCTCGGGCGTGCGCAGCTCGTCGGAGAGGAACGTCCAGGCGGGAAACTTGTCGCGGTGCTTACGGATCGCCGGCCAGAGCTGGTTGGACAGCTGGCGGAACGACCCCGAGGTGAACACCACCTTGCCCTTCGGGTGCTTGTCGAGGAACCAGAGGATCAGCGGTGCCACCAGCCGGTCTGTCTTGCCGCTGCCGTTTGCTGCCACCACGGATGAGAACTGCCCGATGCCGACGCTCTCAAGCGCCTCGATCTGCCAGACGTAGGGGATGATGCCCAGCTTGAGGACGCAGAACTCGGTGGGTGTCATGACTCGCGGGCCTTCGCCTTCAGGTCTTGATACTCGCACCACCAGACGATGGCCTGCTCGTCGAAAGTCTCCAACTCGGCCTCCAGTCGCTTCGCCTCGTGCTTCCAGACGACCAGCTCGCGCTCCAGCTCGGCAATGCGATCAACTCGCGGCGCGTCACAATCCTCGCAAGCCTTTTGAGCTGCTCGGAAGGTCTGGTTTTCGCGCTCCAGCTGTCGGCTTAGGCCGGTCATCTCCGAGATGTAGGCGGACTCGTTGTAGCCTCGATGGGCAATGGCGTCGGTGCGTGGGGTCGGTGTCATACTCGTCGAGCCTCCTTCCATGCGGCAAACATCTGCTGGCATCCACCGGGGTCGTAGGTGAATGACGCATGCTCAAGCTGAGATGCCATCTCGTTTGAAAGCGCCCGCTCGGCGGCAAGCTCGCGCTCCAGCTCCTCCAGACGGTCGGCGGCTTCGTCGATCGTCGCGCCGATGTCTGCCGGGTTCGGCTGCTCAAGCGTCTCATCACCGCGCCTCCATCGGTTGAACTCGCGGAGTCGGACGGGTAGGTAGCTGGTCGGTGTCATGGTCGGTGTCATCAGGTCTTGTTCGGCGAGGAATTCGGCAAAGTCGCTCCCTCGGTGCGGGTTGGTGGTCATAGCCTGCGGACTCGTTCCTGCGCGTCTTCGATCACCCGGCGGAGCGCGGCATCTTGGTCGGGTGGCAGGCTGATGAGCGCCGACTTCGTGCTGTTGTCGATCCCGACGTTTACCTCCATCTCGGCCGGTGGCTTCCACCCGCCGCGGCACTTGAGCCAGAAGATGCACGCGGTCAGCGCCTCCTTGCTCTCGCCGGTCGCGATGTCGAACAGCCGCTTGGCGATCTTGCTGGTGGCCTTGGCCTGGCCGATGTCGAGCGCGTCCCGGTAGTGCCTCTGGATCGTCTTCTTGTCGATCCCGACCACGCGGCCGATCTGGTCGATGGGCACGCCGATGCCCGACAGCATCTCGATCTGCCGGGTCATGGCCTCGGTCACCTCGTGCTTGGGGCGGCCTGCTTTGCGCTTGGCGGGTGTCATGGTTTCTCTGCCTTGAGTTCGTCGAAGGTCTTCCCGCTGGCTTCGTGGATGGCCTGCTTGCCGGTGAAGGCTTGCCAGCGTTTTACCGTCACGTCGATGTAAGCAGGCGTGAGTTCCATTGCGTTGCATCGCCGCCCCGTCTTTTCTGCCGCCATCAATGTCGACCCTGACCCGTTGAACGGCTCCACACAAAGAGCACCGTTGCTTGCGCTTGACTTGATTATTCGCTCCATCATTTCGACGGGCTTCGGCGTGGCGTGTGAGTGTCTGTCACTTCCGGTGACTCTGCCAAACTCCCACACGTCAGTCATGTTGTCGTGGGTGTTGTCGAAGTGCGCTCGCGTGTCGTAGAAGGCCCGCTTGAGTTCGTCGTGTTCCCGCTTGAGTTCGTCGTGTTCCCGCTTGAGTTCGTCGTGTTCCCGCTTGAAGGCGTCGCCTTTGGCGAATGCTTGCAGTTTTTTGTATGCCTCCTCGGTCGGAAAGCACCATTGCGATTTTGTGAAATAGTGACCGCCCATCTGATTGCCGAGCGCTTCCTTCCACTTCTTGGAACCTCCGCACTTTTCCATTTCCTCCGCTAGATACTTTCGGATTGGTTCCCACCCTTCCCAGTAGTTGTCAGCGTTATTGTTGAATCCTTGCTCGCCGAGCATGAAGAAAAGGCAGCGCTCAGAATTGTTTCCAAAGCACCTGCAAACCCCATCTTTAAGCCCTGCCCCTGAAGGCTTGTCCCACACAATCTCGTTACGCATCGTCAACCGCTCCGAATCTTTCAAGCCTCCCGCATACCAAAGCCTCCACAGGTCTTCGGCGTTTCCCCATATGTAGGCGCTGGCATTCTCTTCAATGAATGGCCGGAACGTCGCCCACCATTCCATTTGGAAGGCGTCGAGTTTGTCTGCGTAGAGATTGTCGTTTTCCACTCCGTCCTTTTCTTTGCCCATTCCGTAAGGCGGGTCGGCATGAAGTAGTTGTGCCCGCTCGCCTTTCATCAGTTGCTCGACGTGTGTCGGTGTCGTGCTATCCCCGCACATCAAACGGTGCCTCCCCAACACCCACACGTCGCCTAGCACCGACACTGGATCGACCGGCGGCTCCGGCACCTCGTCCGGGTCGGTTTGGCCTTCGGTGGTCTCGGCCAGCAGGTCGGCGAGTTCGTCCCCATCAAACCCCGTCAACTCCAGGTCAAAGCCATCCTCGCGCAGGTCGGCAAGCTCCAGCCCGAGCAGCTCCTCGTCCCAGCCTGCGTTCAGCGCCAGCTTGTTGTCGGCGATGATGTAGGCGCGGCGCTGCGTGTCGGTCAGGTGCGACAGCCGGATGCACGGCACCGTGCCCAGCTTGAGCTTCTGCGCGGCCAACACGCGACCGTGGCCGGCGATAATCCCGTTCTCACCGTCGATCAGCACGGGATTGGTGAAGCCGAACTCTCGGATGCTGCCCGCAATCTGCGCGACCTGCGCCTCGGAGTGGGTCCGCGTGTTGCGGGCGTAGGGTATCAGGGTGTCGGTTGGTAGCTGCTCGATTTTCATACAGGGGAAGTATTGTCACAAGTTGCGCGCCCTCTTCAGCGCATCAAGCGTCGGCCTGCCGCGTGAGTCGAGCGCATTCGGCCCCAGACGTGCCGTCACGGCCGCGATAGCCTCCCGGCGTAGGTCAGGCGGCAAATCGTCCACATCGGCCTCCACGCCGGTGTTGAGTTGCTTGGCGGGCGTGATCCCGAAGCGGGTCAGATCGGGCACGACAAGCACCTCGCCGGGGCGGACCAGCCCGAGCGCCTCGGCCTCCTTTCGGCTCACCGGCTGCTGGGTCATGTAGGAGTTAAACCCGAACGGTCCCCACGGCACCTCGAAGCCCCCGATGTCGGCGGCGTTTTGGAACAGCCAGAACTCGAAGTCATCGTAGCGTCGGACCTGACCCTCGGCTGCGACGTGCCGATCGCGGGGCGTGACTGCGCCAGGGCGGCGGAAGAACCGGGCGGCGGGCCATCGGTTGAGCGTGCGCGGGTTCATGACCCGCGTCTGCCAGTAGGCGAAGGTCTGCGCCTGCTCGGTGTTCGTCGTGAAGATGAGCTGGAGGCGGGCGTTTGAAACGACGTTGTCGATCCGGGTATTCTTGAAATCGGCCGGCGTCGCCAGTCCCTCGGACACGAGGAGCGTCCCTGCACGCTCGCGGAACTCGGCGAGCCCGTTGACCTTGTAGACGGTTTCCTCGGCTCCGGTGGTCGGGTTGGTCACGGTCTGGGTCGCGCCGGACTGCCAGTCGAGGAGCATGTTCCGCATGCGGTTGAGAACCTTCGCGGAGTTGATCGTCGCGGAGAAGAACGATCGCTGGCGGATCGCTGGTCCGACGGCCTGCCAGTCGGCGCTCTTGAACGTCGAAGGCGCGGCCTTGCGTTTCAGCAGGGCGCGGAGTGCTTCGAGGTAGGCGATCATGGCGGCGGTGGTTGCAGGCTCCCCAGTTGTCGCGCTCGGCCTGCGGCGGGCGGTTATGAAGGGTCTTGCGGCCCGCCCTCTGGCGACACTGTGGGATGGTCGGGACTCCTTCGGGCTATACGGAATGCGGGGGCACGATGCCGGGTCCGGGCAGGATTGCAAGCCGGTAACGCAGGTAACGCGGGTAACAATCCCGCGTTGGAGGCTAACCCCTTGAGAATCATGGCGGGAGCCCCTATACTACTACTCTACAACAATAAATAGATTATTATTATTAGAGCCCTCTCCCTATGGGCCTCTATCTAGGGGTGAGTGGCTCTTAATATATTAGGGGCTGTCTCCCGGAAATTACCGTTGTAACGTAACCGGTTGATTACCAGTGAAAATCCGGTTACAAACAACAACAGCCCACGAAAAAGCCCGACCCCCGTGAAGGGATCGGGCTGGGGAAACCTGCGCCGGAATCAGAACGGGATGTCGTCTCCGTCGTCCGGCATCGGCGCGGATTCCACCGGTGGAGGTGCCGCAGCGGCCCGTCCGATGGGCTTCCAGTTGCCGATGATCGGCCCTTTCTCGCCGGCCTCCCGGCGCTCCTTGGTGAGGTTGACGGCGGCGAATCCGGCGTAGCCGTACTTGTCCGGGCCGTCCCGATTTGGGATCAGCGTCAGCTCGAGGTAGTGCGCCTTCTCGCCGATGAAGACGGCGTTCGCCTGGAGCGGAATTGCGACGAACGCGGTGCCATCCTTGGACGTAAACGGGCGCGCTCCGGCGAGCTTTAGGAGATCAATTTTCAGCGATTGCATGGTGGTATTTGGTAGGAGATCAAACGAGGGATGCGCCGTCAATGTCGGCGGACTCACGGACGGCCGGCGCGGATCCGCATCGGTCACGGCACTCGGCAGGGTTGGTGCATCCGCAGCGCGGACACTCACCTGGCGCTGATCGACGGGCGATGGCATCGCGGATCGTGCGGCCGTTGCGAACGAACCCCTCAGCGAGTGCATCAGCGGCGACACCTTGGGCATAGGCGAGCCGGATCGCATGATTGCGGGCCTCGACGCCAGCGAAGTCGTGGCGGTGCGGGTTGTGGACGATGGACCGTTGCAGCCCGGCGGCCTTGGCGGCTTCGCGGATGGATTCGCAGATGATGATGGAGGCTTGGTTGGTGGTCATATGGTTGGCATAGGGTTGGCATAGGGTTGCCGCTGTGCCGTGCTGCTCCCGACATAGGACCGGCATCAGCGGCGCTGGAAAGTCAGAACGGCACCGACACCGCCCGCTGCCGGATGTTGAGGCCGAAGTTCATCACATCGTGCTTCTCGTGCCCTGGCACTCGCTCGAGCTGCTGCCGCCACTTCGCGCCCGCCCATGGCGTATCCGCGAAGATCCGCTCGAGCGCCGGGTGGCGGTTGGCGATGCTGGCGCGGCCGTCCTTGATCAGGATCCCGTGCCGGCGAAGGGCGTCGCGGGTCTCATTCCGCTCGCCGAGTTGGTCGTTTGACAGGTAGGAGCCCGACACGTTGGCGATTGCCACGGCCTCGGAGATCGACCGAGTGAGCGGGCGTCCCACGATCTCGTAGCGGATCGACGCGGCGAACAGGTGGCTGAGGCATTGGTTCTCGTCGTTGTCGATCTCCTCGGCCTTGAAGCCGGTCCAGTCCTGCTTCGCCATCCAATCCTTGGCGAACTCCTCGGTGGCGATCCGCGTGGAGGTCAATGAGAACGCGCCGGCGAGCAGCGTGCCGAGCTGGTCGGCTGACCGCTTGTCGCCGGTGAATTCGACGGCCACCGAGGAGAAGGTCTCCGCGTTGGCTCGGAGCGTCTTCGCGTTGGCGAGGGATCGGGCGCGGATCTGCTCGGCGAATCCCTTCCGCTGCACGGTGTCGATCCACAGCGCCTTGACAATCTGGAAATGCTCCTGCGAGCATGGCCCGTTGTTCTTCCTCAACTGGAGGACCGTCACGCGTGATACGTCCGCCTTCTTCACCGCGGCGACGCCGATCGAGGCGAACAGGAAGCACGAGCGCACCATGTAGTCGATGGCCCCGCCGCCTGCGCTGCCCTTCGTGATCCGGGCCTTGCTCTCGCTCGACGCCTGGCGGGCGAGTTCCAGCACGCCCTCGAGCCGCTGCTGGCCCCGCTTGTCCTCGCTTTCGGCCTCGTCAAAGACGACCGGCAGCGCGTCGGAGCCGATCTTCTGGCGTAGGCCGGCCTCGGTCGTCGCGCCCTGGACGTGAATCGCGGAGTCGCCGACGATGGGTGAGATGATGTTGGCGACACTCCAGCTCTTCCCGGATCCGGACGGCCCGGTAAGCCACAGGTGAGGCCTCCAGACGAGCGCCCCGCAGATCGGCGCGATGGCGAGCCACCCGGCGAGGAGTTTGCCGTAGAGCGGGCGCTCCCAACTCAGCATCTCGCAGAGTTCGATCAGGCGGGCCGCGGTGCGGTTGTCGGCCCCGTCGCCGGAGTCCACGGGGATCTCCAGCGCCCCCTCGTAGATCGCCCGCACGGATGAGGAGAACTGCGGGATGGGTCGGGCGGTGCCGTTGATGACCAGCCGGTCGCCAGCGTGGAAGACAACATCGTCGCCGTCGATCCAGCACCCGCGCCCACGGATCCGCTGCGGGTCGAATTTAGGCAGCCCCTGCGACCGCTGGATGAGCGCATTGACCGCCTTGTCCCAGCCCTTGCCAGTGAGGTCGCCGTTGTCGGCATACTCGGCCTCCCATGCGTTCAGGACCGCCAGCCGCATGAGGTTGTTCTTGGAGTGGCTGGATGCGGTGAGGGAAACCACCTGCTGGCCCTTGTCCGGCATGTAAAAAAACGAGTCACCATCGACTCCGAGCAGGCGGAACGGCAGGCCTTCGATCCGGTCGTCCTGCCGAGGCTTGGCCGGCGGCTGTGCCTGCACGGGTTGCCATGGCTCGACCTCGTCCTGCGGAGAGTCCTGCTCGGGCATCGGATCGGCCTGCGGCTTCATGGCCTCGATGAGTCGCGCCCGGTCCCAGCCTTCGGCCACGGCGTCGGCCAGATCCCAGCCGTCCTGCGGTCCTGCCGGCGGCGTGACGATGCGGACCTTCGCGGCGATCCCGGCAAGCGTCTTCGAGATGGCTCTGGCGGCTTCAATGCCTGGCGCGTCCCGGTCTGGCCAGATGACGACCTTGCGGCCGGCAAGCGGTGACCAGTCGGCGTAGCGGACAGCTTTCGATCCACCCGGCCACGTCACGACGACACCCGGCGAGATCTTACTCGCCGCATCGGCGGCTTTCTCGCCCTCGACGATCAGCACGCCGGCGTCTGGGTTGGAGGCGAGTAGGTCGAGGCCGTAGAGCGGGCGCGGTTTCGCGAAGGACAGCCAGCGCCACTGCTCGCGGCCATCGGTGTGGCGCGCCCATGTCAGCGGCACCACCTGCTTCGCGCCGTCGGGCAGGTCGAAGCGGCAGACAGCACCGAACAGGCAGCCAGTAGCGTCCCGGTATTCCCAGACGCCGGACGATGTACCATAGCGGTGGTGCTGGATCCGCTCGGGGAGTCGCGTGCCGAACGGCGCGGTCGTCGGCATCCACTCGGCCGGGGCGGCAGGCTTGGGTGCTGCGGTCACGCCCTGCGACTCGATCCCGGTGCGGAACCGCTCGCCGATCTCAGCGGCGGCGTCCTTCATGGAGCAGGACCGGATCGCAGCGAGCAGGGAGATCGGATCTGATCCTCCGGCGTCGGAGGAGAAGTCCTTCCATACGCCGGTGCGGGCGTTGACGCTGAGGGACCGGCCAGGCTCGCCTGAGAGGCTGCCGATCTTGAACTCGTGGCCCTCGCGGTGCCCGTGCGGGAACCATTCGTAGAGCAGGGATTCAAGGGATGAGAGGGCGGCGGCGTTGATGGCCGCGAAGTCGATTTTCATGGTTGGTTGGTGGTTGGTGCGGTTCGGATCTGTTGCAGTTGGGCGGGCGGGTGGCAAGTTCAATTCTGGTTTTCAGACTCACCCGCATGGAATGCCTGGAGGGCGTCGCGGATCAGTTCGGCCTTGCGTTTGCACGATGTCAGGCAGACGCGGCTTTGGTCGCGGGTGTCGCCGACTTCCCACTCGTGCCACTCTTGGAGCTTCACCAATGAGCCGAGAAGAGTGCCGGGTTCGGCGATAAAAAAACGGGGTTTCATGGTTGATTCTGAGTTTCGCCCTCGTCCCAGCCCGCCTCGTAGGCATACCAGCGGAGCGTCCGGGGTGGCTGGTCGTTGTCCCAGTGGCCCCTGCGGGCGTCGTCAAAGCCGGTCTGGAAGATCGACTCCAGCGCCTTCCAGTGCGGGCTGCGCCGGAGCTGTAGCAGGGTCGGCGGGATAGGTGGTTGTGGCATGGTTAGAGCGGGCTGATGATCCCCAGCGCATCCTCCACCGATCGCGCCACGCCTGCAAGCCCGCCGTCGGCCCGGACCCGTGCGATGAAGTTGCGCTGCTGGTCGGTGGCCTTGCCCCGCTCACCCTTCACCTCGATGGCGAGGAAGATCGCGAGCTTCTGGCCGACCATGTCCGGCGTGACGGTCACGGATCGCCAGCCGATCAGGTCGGACCCGCCGGGGTTGGCGACGCCGTAGCGGATGAGTCGGCCCTCGGCGTCCTTGAGCGCGCCGCAGTTGTTGCGGAAGAGCCGGACGCCGGGAGTCGAGAGGCCGAGCATGATGGCTCGCAGGCGGTTCATTTCGTTCATCAGAAGAGGTCTGGTTGTGGAGTTGGTTGGGCGGGTTGTGGATCCTCGATCACCGGCGGGTTCGCGATCTGCTCGCAGACCTCCATCGCGTAGCCGCTGAGTTCGTGGATGAGTTCGGCGAGGGTTTGGCCGGGGTGGGGTTGAAGGTTGGCGATGGATTTGAAGACCGCGTTCCTGTTGTAGAGACTCGCCTGCCATGATTGGAATGATGATCCGTTTTCTCCGGCGAAGCGTTTTCGGCGTAGCCATCTCCGTTTCATCTCCGCATGATTCTCTTTGTTGGCTTCGCGCCATCGGCGTTGCTGCTCCGTCTGCTTCACCTTGTTGCCTTCGCGCCATCGGTGTAGCCGCTCCGTCTCCTGCTCCTTGTTGGCTTCTCTGTATCGGCGTTGTCGCTCCGCGTTCTTCTCCTTGTTGGCCTCCTTGTTAGCTTCCCAGTATCGGCGCTTTTGTTCACGCAGCCGCGCCCTCCTCTCCTCCGGTGTCATACTCATCGCAGCACCCCCTTCCGCGAGTTCCACACGTGCTTCGCCCAGACATCCGGCGAGCGGTAGCCCCGCGCCCGTCCCAGCGCGATCAAGTCATCCAGCGTTTGCGCCGATCCCTGCTCCTGCCGTTTCTGGCGGGCGATCTCCTTCGGGTCGATCTGCACCAGCTCGCCCTCGGCCTGCTCGATCTCGCGCTCCTTCTTCGGATACTCGAACCCGCACTCCGGGCAGACCGGCGCTGGCGGGTGACAACAGTAGCACTCCCTGCACTGCCGCTGCTGGATCTCCTCCTCGTCGCTGGCCTTGCGCTTCTTCTTCTTCCGGCCCTCCAGCGTCCAGTCGCGGACATCCTCAGCGAACCCGTGGCGGGACAGGTTGCCTACGTGGTCGAGGATGATCGCCTTCGTCTTCCCCGGTGCCGGCCGCAGCACCCGACCGATCTGCTGGAGGTGCAGCCCCAGCGACTTCGTCGGCCGGAGCAGGATCGCAGCGGTGACGAGCGGCAAGTCGAAGCCCTCGTTGATGATCTCGCAACTCGTCAGGACATGCAGGCGGCCGTCACCCAGAGCCCGCACGACTTCCCGGCGTGACTCGCGGTCCATCGTGCCGTCGATGGTCGCAGCCCTGTATCCCGCGGCGTTGAACTGCTCGGCGACGTGCTGGGCGTGCTTGACGGAGCAGCAGAACGCGACGGCCGGCGCTCCCCGGCAGATTCTTGAATAGTGCTCGACCGCGTCGCCGGTGATCGTCGGGCGGTCCATCTCGGCGGCGAGTTCGTCCTGGGCGAAGTCCCCGCCTCGGGTGCCGATGTGGGAAAGGTCAGCCACGATCGGCGGCGCGAAGTAGACCGGCGGTGCCAGGTGCCCGCCCTCGATCAGGTCGGCGACTTCCGGTCCTCGGATCAGATCGTCGAACACCTCCTTGAGGCCTCGCCCGTCGAGCCGCTCGGGCGTCGCCGTCACCCCGAGGACGCGGGCCTGCGAGTGATGGGCGATCACCTTTCGCCAACTTCCAGCCGTCGCGTGGTGCGCCTCGTCGGCGATGATCAGCGCCGGCCGGAACGAGTCGAGACGCCGGACGTAGGTCTGCACCGACGCCACCTGCACGGGAAGCGATCGGTCAGGCGTGCGGCCCGCGGCGATGACGCCGTGATCGACACCGAACGCCCGGAGCGTCCGGCAGGTCTGGTCCACCAGCTCCTGCCTGTGGACGAGGATGACGACGCCGTTGCCCTTGGCTGCGGTCCCCTGCGCGATGTAGGAGAACAGAACCGTCTTCCCGGATCCGGTCGGAGCAACGACGAGAGGCGACCGTTTGCCGGATCGGTAGGATCCGCGAACGCCATCGACCAGGTCGAGTTGGTAGTCTCGGAGGGTGATCATGTGTGGTCTCCGCTGAGGTGGTAGTTGCCTCGCTCTTGCCCGAGGATCTTGTCGAAGCCGGACACGAACCCGAGGTCTTGCATCCTTGGATCGCTCGGCAGGCGTTGGCCGACCGCGTCGATCTCGCGCGCCTGCTCCAAGGTGTGCTTGGGATACTTCCGCAGCAGGTGCCGGTCGTCCTCGCTGAGTCCCGGCGCACGGTCGCGGAGCAGCCGGGCAGCGGCCTGCTTGGCGAGTTTCATTTCGCGGTCAGTCATGGCTTCTCAATGCTGAGGATGATGCTGCGGATCCGGGAAAGGCTCGCAGCCCGCGGCTGGAACTTGCCCGTCTTCCAGCGCCAGAACGTGGCGCGGTTGACGCCGGCGAGGATAAGGACGCCGGCGATGGTGTGGCCCGCGGCCTTGGCCCGGGATTCGATTTCGGTGGTTGTCATGGTTGGATGAGGTGAGCAGGCCCGCGGACATCAGCTTCGCCGGGTCCGGGGTTGAGGTGGTTGACGATGGTGACGGCGGCGTAGAAGGCGGCGGCGAGGATGAGGAGTCGGGTCATGGCTTTGGCAGGTTGCGGAGTTCAAGCCGGGCAGCCACGGCCTTCTCGATGTGCCATCGGCGCGCGTTGGGTTTACCCATGCGGCGGGCGTGGCGGGCGAGCGCCAAGCGGTCGCGCATCTCAGAGTGCAGGTCGGTGGTCATGGTCAGGCGAGGATTGCGGCAACAACGCGGTCAAAACGCTCCAGAGCGTCGTCACCGGCTGGCATGGATGCGATCTTGGCGAGGATCGGCAGCGCTTTGGCTTGATCGGCAAGGACCGTCTTGTGCTCGGCGGTCATCATGTGGGCCAGCGACTGGAGCATCCCGGCGGCGGCAGCTTGCTCGGCGGTCATTCCGGCGCGGGCGGCCATGGCATCAAACTTGGCTTTTCCGTCGAGTCCGAAAATCAGTTGGGCGATGGTGGTCATGGTTTGTTGGTTGGTTGGTGGTTGGTGTCGGTTGACGGCGTGAAACTAGCCCCCTGTCGCACAAGTGCAACAATAAAAAGCCCGCCCGCGAAAATAATCCACGGACGGGCGAACCGGCGACGAACACGACCGCTAGGGCGGCGGGTTGTCAGGGGTGTTGGCTAGAGAATCCACCCGCCGCAGCCCCTCCGCAGTCAGCCGCCAGAACGGCCAGCCGTTGCGGTTCTCCTCGGGTCGGACGAGTCCTTTGCTCTTGAGGACAGCCACGACGGCCATCGGATCTTTCGAGCAGTGGTCGAGCGCGGCCTTGATGTCGGGCGACTGCGCCTTGCCGTCCATCCCGGCGATGACTCCGAGGGCGATGGCCTCCCGTGCCCCGACGCCGGCAGCAGCGAGCATCTTTCCAGCGTTAATCAGTGCCTGCATCGGTTGGAGCGGTTGAGGTGGTGCCGGCGGTCGGAGTATTCCGCCGCGGCGAGGTTGAGTGCCTGCACGCCTATGCAGGCAAATGCCAGCGAAGGCCATGACGGCCCGGTGAGGATTGCCCCGGAGATGAGGATGATCCCGCAGCTGAGGAATAGGCGGGCGAGCATTAAGCAGTTGCGGGCGCGTAGTTGGTGGTAGTTCATGGGTAAAAAGCGGGAGGGATCGGTGATGCCTGCGCCGGCGATCAGGATGATGCCGCAGGCGAGCAACAGGCAAGCAAGCCGCAGGCAGGCGCGGGCGCGTAGTTGGTGGTAGTTCATGGGTAAAAAGCGGGAGGGATCGGACCTCCCGCGGGGTTGGTGGTTATCGTTTGACCTTCAGGTTCTGGAACACCCGGAGCCCTGCGACATCCGGCAGCTTTCCGTTGCGCTCGAAGCTCTTCTTCAGCGCCGCCAGAACATCAGCCCGCTTCGGTTCGATCCGGCAGAGCTGCGGGAATTTCGCCACGAACGCGAGGATGTCCTCGACATCGAAGTCGATCTCTTCCCGCACGCCGGCAGGCGCCGGTGCTGCGACGGCCTCCGCTGCGGCGATCCGTGCGGCCCCCTCCCGCTCCCGTGCTGCGGCTGCGTCAGCTTCAGCCTGGCGACGGGCGGCTTCGGCCCGTGCCTCGGCCTCCCGCTGCGCTGCCAGTGCCTTCTCCTGCGCCTCGCGGGCTGCTCGTTGTCCATCCTCCGACTGCGCGGCCTCGGCCTTCAGGCGGGCGATCTCGGCCTCATGCGCGGCCCGTTCCGCGGCCTGCCGTTCCCGCTCGATCCGGGCGGCCTCCCGCTGCGCTGCCATCTCGGCCTCGTGGCGCTCGCGCTCGACCCGTTGGCGCTCCTGCTCTGCCGCGAGTTCGGCCTCACGCTTGATGCGCTGCTGCTCGCGGGCGTATTCCGTCACCAGTCCGGACAGGCGGGCCTCCTCGGCGATGACCTCGGCCACGAAGTCGGCGGCGATCCCGTCGATCCGTTTACCCAGGTCGATGACCGGTGCTTTGACCTGCTTGCGGCTCGACTCGACCGCGGTGCGAACGCTGGCAAGGGATCGGAGCCGGGACTGTGCGATGTCGCAAGAGTCGGCGTCAGTGACCGCCACGACGGCGCGGGCGGCGTTGATGATTGTGGCCTTCTGCTTCTCAGCTTCGGGCGTGATGGCGATCTGATAGCCATCTCCGAGGATGGCGAGTGCGTTGGTGCTCATGGTTGGATAGGCTTGCCGTTGATGTCACAGTTGATGCCGGGGATGGGATGCTGGTTGCTGGTCGCCAGCGGCAGCTCGGGGTGGCCGGCGAATGGATCGGGTTTAGCGGCGGCTTCTGCGATCCGCTCGGCGCGGTCAATGGCTTCGCAGAATCGGGCGAGCAAGGCGTCGACCTGCTCGATCAGTTGTTTCAGTTCTCGGTTCATGGTTGGTATTGTTCCGCGTGTAGGATGCGCGGCCCCCGTTGGAGATTTAGCGGCGGGTCCGTTTGATCCACCAGTGTTCGCCGTTTTTGATTTCAGTGACCATTGTCTTGGCGGTTTGGAAGCTCAACCCGCGACTCCGAAGAAAGCGGATTGCAGGGATGGTATCGCCATTTCTGGCAGCGAGGATTTCGAGGACTTCGGTCACTGATGCTTCAAGTGTCATGGTCTTGGTCGGTTGGTGGTGTCGGTTGACGTGCGAACCCTATCCGATGCGGCCCGGAGTGCAACAATAAAAAACCCGCCCCGGCAAAATAAATTCACCGGGGCGGGTGGCGAGTATCACCCGAAGATGTCGCCGTCGTCAGTGGCAGGCTGCGCGTCCTTACGCGCTGCATCCCGCTCCTGGGTGTTTTCGGCGGCCTTGCGTGCCTGCTCGACGTATGGGTCTACCTGCACCGGCTCGGCCTTCGCAGCCTTCGCCTTCTTGGCCGGTGGCAGCACCTCCACCTCGGCGGCTGGCTCCGGTGCGTCGTCGAGGATTGTTGACTCGGTGCGGGTCGTCACGTTGCGCGGGCGGTCGCCGATGTCCTCCACCTCCTCAGTGGCGTGCATCCCGTTGAGGACATCGGGCGCGTAGAGTCGCCCGAAGAACGCGGCGGCACGATAGCGGAGCATCAGCTCCGGCATGGTCTTCCACTTCGATCCATTCTTGGCATACCATCCTTCTGCCTTGGCCATCGCAATCGACGCCGGCGGGCCTTCGAGGCGCTCGCCGGTCTTGTCGGTCGTCCATGCGATGCAGCTCCGATCGTCGCCCTCGCCGGTCACCTCGAAGCGAACCGGCGCGAACCGGCCGCAGGAGTTGAGCGCCGCGATGATGAAGGTGGAGGACCAGCTCGGTCGGCCGTGGATGATGTTCAGGTTTTGCATCACCGCGAGCGGCGAGGCCCCGATCCGCTGCGCCATCTCAAGCGCCACGATGGCGTTGCCGATGTTCTCTTTTCCCCGGTATTGCTCCGGGACGATGTTGCTGGAGACGAGCGCCAGCGCCATGCGCTGAGCGGACTCGAAGCTGGCGGCGTTGCTGAACGCGGTGATGGAGTGCGCCGGTGCGGGCGCGACGGTGATGTCGGTGTTGGTCATGGTCGTTGGTTGGTGTTGGTTTATGCCCACTTCGGAAGATCCAGCGTGAGCGGGCTGGACGAGTAGCCCTGCCACGTGTCGGTGGCAAGGCATTCCCGGAAGGTGTCGAGATCAGTCTGGTATTCGATCCTGCCACGGCTGGTCATCGTCTCGCTTGAGACGTAAACGGCCACCATGTATGGCGGCTCGGTCTCGACGGCAATGAACACGAAGCCCCGCGGTGCCTCCCCGAACGCGGCCCGGTAGCCGTCGGAGTAGAACGCGGCCTGCACGTGGTAGCGATACTGTGCCACCGACTTCGCGAAGCCATCGGGTGAGGCGTCGCGGGTGGTCTTGAGATCGACGATCACCCCACGCTCGGTCACCGCATCCGGCCTGCACCTGCACGCGATCCCGTCGGCGTTCCAGAAGATTGACTGCTCGATCACCGGCGAGCCTGCTAGCGCCTTCGCAGCGGCAGGGTGGGATCGCACTGCGTCCCGGATCGCGGCGAGCTTCGCGCCTTCCTCGTTGGTGATGATCTCGCGGCCCTCGGCCTCCAGCTCGAACGCGGCCCAGTCGGCCTTCCCGGCGCTGGTGCGGCGGTCGATGCCTTCGGGGCGGGCGATCACGGAGTGAGCGAATACCTCAGGCTCCAGAACGACGGTGTGCGTCAGCGTGCCAAGTCGCATCGCGGGCGTCTGCTCCTGTGGGTTCTCCCGCCGGTAGGCGTAGAGGTAAGGGGCGCGGCGGATGAGATCCAGCCCGGACTTGGAGATCGCGGGCGAGGCGTGATATTCGGCGTTGGTCAGGTCGTGCCTGATGGTGGTTGGTGTGGTCATGGTTGGTGAGGTAAAGCGCCGGGGATCGAACCCGGCGCGGTGGGTGGGTTAGGCAATGGCAAGCTCGGCAATAACGCACTCTTGGCAGTAGGCGTTACCGTCGAAATGCTCGGCTGTGAATCGCCCGTTGCACTTTGGACAGGTTGATTCGGCCTTGCGCATCCATTTATTGCCACCAGTTGCAAGCATTGCGATCCCGAATGGAACTGACTGTGTTGCGCTCAGGTTGATGAAGTGCGAACCCTTGCGGAATTCAGTGGTGTATTTGGTCGCGGTCATTGGTGTCGTTTGGTTGGTGGTTGGTCGTCGCGTTGCTCGCTTCGATGCGAGGAACCTACCCCGCCCCCTGCGAAGTGCAACAAAATAAATCCACCCGCCCCAAAATAAAATCCCCGCCCCTTTCGAGGCGGGGATCATGACACGCACGAATTACCCTGGAAAGATTGCAGGGGTGGGAGTCGAACCCACGACCTAGAGCTTATGAGACTCCCGCGCTACCACTGCGCCACCCTACGATTAGAGTGCCCGCCCTCATCGCTAGGTTTCCCATGACGGCGTAGAGGGCGAGCTGGCACCAACCAAGATACCGGCGACAGGGTCTCATGCCTAGGCTGGTTGTCAAGCCGTCAGCGGGTGGCCTGAAAGTGCATCGCGTCCCTGCCGATCAGCCAGCCAAGGCCGACCCATCCCTCGGCGGCGAAATACTCCATCACCTCGAGTGGCATGTCGGCAGAAACCGGCCACGACTGCGACATCCGGTTAGTGTCCGACGCGAGGTCGATGGCGGCACCGCGAGCGTGGAGACTCGGCAGCGATCCGCCGCGCATTGGGCGGTTGTTGAAGCATCCAGCGTATTGCGCGAGGATGTCAGGGTGCGTCTTCGAGAGTGCCACCAGCACGCGCTTGAGGCTGTCCGCTACCTTGTCGTGGCATCGGATCGACTTGACCGGCTTTCCGTCGTATCTGAGCCCGAGTCCTTCGACGTTGACGCTGACCAGCTTCGACTCGTCGCCGGGCGATCCGTAAAAGCCCTGTAGGGACTCCTGAGAAGCTCGCGGCCAGTTGGCGTCCTTTGGCATCAGTGAGCGCAGATAGGACTGGCAGGCGGCGATTGATTTCGGCCCCCAGAAGCCGTCAACCTCGACGCCGATCTTGCTCTGGATCCTTTTGATGCGGTCGCGTGTCATGATCTCTTCAGGTGTTAGGTAGCTGATTGTGATCGTCGGGTCTGGCGGAAATATCGCGTCCCCGATCCGGCCGGCGAGCCAGGCCGAGAACTCGACGAGGAGATTCACGAATTTTTCAGCGCCTCCTTGACGCTGCCGAGGATCTCCGACGCATTCCGCAGGACGTTGGAGTTTTGCTCGACGACGGTGATCAGGCTCTTGCGGTCGGCGTCTCGCTCGTCTTCGCGCTTGTCGGCTTTTGCCTCGGCCTTGTCCAATCGCTTGGACATCCACCACAGGCCAAGCGCAAGGCCGATGAGCGCGCCGAATGGCCCTTGCAGCTGCTGTATCCAGTCAGGCGCGGGAACCTGCGAGAGCATATCAGGGAGTGCTTGGGAGCCGACGATGCCCGCCACGATTGCGGTCAGGCCTGAAAGTGTGTGGTCGATGACAGGGTGCATGGATTAAGACTCAGGCTCTAGCTCAGGCTCAGGCTCAGGCTCAGGCTCAGGCTCAGGCTCAGGCACAGGCTCAGGCTCAGGCTCAGGCTCAGGCTCAGGCTCAGGCTGCGGAATGTCAGCCACCACGAACGCGCCGCCGATGACCTCCAGCACGCGGCCCTGATCGAGGAGCTTGTCGAGGACGCTGCGGGTATCCACGCGCCCGAGGCTGCCATCTGCCGCGCCGGTTGCGAACTCGCTGCTGGCGGCTGCTTCGTTGAGCGCCTCGCCGGTTTCTCCGTGGCTCGAGAACTCGGCAAAACGCTGGTCAAGCGGACGAGCGTTGAGCCACTCGTTGAGTTCCGGCGTCGGCAGGTCGAGCGCGTGGCCGGTGATGCGGTTGGCCAAGACGATGGCGTTTCGCAGGTGCGCGGCGAGAGCGCCAGCATCGGAGGAGATGGCGGCGGTGACGGATTCGGTGGGGGTGAGGAGGGACATGGCTAGAGTTCGGTGACGGTGATGAGTGATCCGGCAAGCAAGATAGTGGCGTTTACCCCGCTGGCATTTTGCGCCCATTCCAGTGATAGGTTTCCGGCTGATGCAAGCACGTCGGTGTAGGCGGCACCAGAGATGGCGCGGCTTTGGTTGTGGCCTGCTGCTGCTTGCAACGTGAAATATCTCATCCCTGCCGGTGCGCCTGATGTGGATGTGGAAATCGACCCTCCTGAGCTGTTGCCCCAGTTTGTCACGGAGACGCCTCCGTTCATGTTGGGAACCGTGACGCGAGACGACAAGGGAAGCAAAAGCCTCACCTTGCCCCCTTCGGTGGAGGGAACGTAAGCGGGAACGTAAAACTCAATCTTGTAGGATTTTCCTGCTGCGAGCGGGATGTCCTTGAGGTGCGAATCGACCGTGTAAGTCGATCCGGTCGTAGCACTCGACCTGCTTTCGTTGGACGGTTTCGTGAATGTGCGGATACCCAGCGTCGTCCTCGCCGCTGCCGCCGTCGCCGCCCCAAACAGCGCCGTGCCGGTGCTGCTGTCGTCAACCCCGCCGAGGGCGATGCGGTGGTCCGACGCGCTGGTGCCGTTGTATAAAAACGTCGCGTCAGCAGCGGCTTGGTAATCCTCGAAGCGGAGATCGGAAATGACGCCGATGTTCAGATTGACGGTGCCAGCGAAATCCGCCCCGCCGGTGCCGTCCCGCCGCACCAGCGTGCTTGCCGTCGCGTCCGATGCGCTCAAGCCGTTGACCTTAACGATGACCGCACCGTTGTTGGCGTTCGCTCGCTCGACGCGTGCTACAGGTTGCGCTCGTGCTGTCGGTGGTGTTGCCGTGAAACCGCCGCCTGCCGCCACGTAAAGCTCGGCGTTGACAGTCAAGCCCGCTGTGTCCAGCTCGGTGATCGTGCCGACGATAACCATGTGGCCGGTGGCGTTGTTCGCGACATCCGCGTCCATGATGCCGATTGCAGGCATTTTCGCCGCGTTGCTGGCGTCAGCCTTCGAGACGATCGGAATCAGCGACGAGCCGCTGCCGTGCGAGCCTGAGACGTAGACGGGATCGCCTTTCGCGAGAGTCTCGCCTGCGCGGATGTGGCCGTAAACATTGCCGGCCAGGTTGCCGTGGATGTGGTCGGCGGTGAGGGTGCCGGTGACGGTCGCGGTGACCGTGTCCACGTTGAGCAGGTCGAGATCGGCAGTGCCGTCGCTGGTCGTGGCTGAGGTGATACTGTTCGTCCCGCCGCCAGCATCTCCAGCCGGTCCCTGCCGGATCTCAACCAGCGCGACGGTTGACGGCTGCGCCACTGCGACGGTGTCGATGACGGACGGCTGTGCGATTTCGACAATCTGGATACTCATACGCGCGGGACGATTTGACGGAAGACGATTGGGCCGGACTCGATTGGGATGACGCCGCCGGCAGGAGTGACCAGCACGAGTCCCCAGACGTAAGCGCCTGGCTCAATCAGGGCCGTCACCTCGTCGGTGATGCTGATTGTAATGATCCCATTCGCAGGCGTCGGGATCGTCGGCGAGAGATTGAGCGTGATCGTCGAGCTGGAGATCGTAGGTCGAACCTCGGCGCGGGCGGTGTAGCCGGTGAGGTCCACCGGGTCGCCGTCTTCGTCCTTCGCCGTGAAGGACAGGCTGAGAGTCGCGCCAGAGTAGGCGTTGATCTTCGTCATGCGCGGGACGCTATTGGATTTCCCGCGCCCGGTCAATACCGGAGGCGAATCGTCGCATCTCCAGCGTGACTTGGATTTGACGGTCCTCCCAGCCTCCTCTGGGCGGGTTGCCGAATGTCAGCGCGGCGAACCGCTCGGGCCGATCCACCGGAGATCCGATCGGCACCGCGGCCAGCCCTCCACCGTCGGGGTGGTGGTCGATCATGCCGAACGGGTGGCCGGTTGCGCGGATCGCGCTCCAGATCGTCAAATCTTCCGGGCAGTAAGGGTCACGCGGCATCCCGCGAAGGATCGCCAGCGCCGCGGTGATGGTCTCGCGCCGGATCGAGTAGCAGGCACCGAAGGCGTCGCGTCGGGCTGTCATCGTCGAGCAGCACCCGACCGTGCCGGCGGCGAACAAGTCAGGCTGAACCAGCAGCGTGTCGGCGTCGATCTTGGCGACGACATTGGCCCCGGTTGACAGCATGGATTCGAGGATGCCGATGCAGCACTCGGTGCCGTTCAGGTTGCCGCGCCTGGCGAACTTCGTCACGTCGTAGGCGGCGCCCATCCGCCACAGTTGGCCCTGCACCCATCCCGGCAGGCGGTGCTCGGAGTCGTCGAAGACCCATGCCCGGACGCCGAGCTGCGCCAGGTGGCGCACGCACTCGATCACCGGCAGCGCGTCGCCACCGTAGGCGAAGACGGCGGCTGTCAGGCTGGCCGCCATGTGATCGGGCCAAGCTGGATCTGGGTGACGTTCCCGGCGCCGTCGCTGTAGGCGATCGGTACCGAGACAGCCGTCAAAGAGTTGGCCGGAAGGGAAGATGCGAAGAACGGGCCTGTCACGGCCGTCACCTCGTCGCTGCCGTCGAGCGTCAGGGTGACGTAGAGCAGCCCTGCGATGGGGAATGCGCGGGTCTGGTAGATCTGAGCGTAGAACGTCTCGCCGCTGCCGTAGGTCGTCGCACCGTAGGCCGTCGAGACCCACGCGTTGCCTGTCGGGTCATAGATCCGATCCGCATCGGCAGCGCGTTCGAGCACGTCGTCGGTGCCGTCGTTGATCAGACCTGCGCCGGTGCCGTCGATGGTGATTGTCCAGTTAAGGTCATCGTCCGACTCCCACGCCTGCCATCCGGTGCGCGAGTAGCTGCCGAGCTGCACCGTGGTATCGTCGCAGACCAGCACGGCAGGTCGCGCCGGCCATGTGTCCGCGTTGCCCTCGTAGGTCGTCGAGATCGAAAATGCCGTGCCGCCGTTGTAGGTCGTCCTGCCGTAGGTTGTGGCATTGAAGGTGCCATACGGCGCGACTGTGGTGGTCGCTGCCATCGTGGCCACGACGTTGGTGTCGTCCTCGATGTCGGCATTCCCGGTGCCAGGGTCGAAGGTCATGGTGAAGCCGCCGCTCGTCCAGACATCCGGCTCCAGCGGCTTGAAGAATCCATCTGGCACCAGCGTGCCGAGGACGGCGGATGTTGCTGCCACGTTGGCACCGCTCCCGCCGTAGAACCCGCCGAGGCCACGCGACGCATCCATGAGAGCCATCGTCGGGTCTTGCACAGCCACCGCGTTCGTCGAGCCACCGGTCAGGAAATATACAGTCGTGCCGTGCAGGCCGATGACGACGCCGCCCTGCATGTAGAGGTTGCCGAACTCATCGACGGCTGTGGAAAACGGTGCGGCTGTCATCGTTAGTTGATGGTGATGTTCGTCTGCGGAGTCTGCCGCACCTTGCCGCCGAGGGTGGCAAAGTTGAAGCGCGACGGCGCGCCAATCTCTATATCGAGGGAAGTCGCCGCGAGATCGTAGGTGACGACGCGAGGCAGGGCGTCGGCAGTCGCGAGGCCAGTCTGCGCGCCGGTGATTCGATACGTATACTGGAGGTAGTTGACAAGCCCTCCGAGGTCGCTGACAACGAGTCGCAGCGATCCTTCGTAGGGATCAAAGTTCTGCGCGCTGAGGAGGTTGGAGGCTAGGCTCGCAGGCGGCTCCAGGTATTCGTAGTCCTGCGGCTTGTAGATTGTTTGCGGCGAGGAATACGTCGAGGTGGTCAGGATCGCGTCCACCTCGAAGTCGAGGTATAGAAAGTTGATATCGGTCGAATCCTGCCTCCCTTCTGGTGCCTTTGATGTCCCGGAGAAATACAGAATCGGAGTCTGCCTCACCCACGGGAATGACTGCGACCACAAAGGCTCGGCTGTTGCTGCCACCGGCACCGAGTTGAAAGTTGCCTTGGTGGTGATCACCTGCGCCCGGTAGAGCCTGCCCGTGACCTTGACCTTCTGCGCGCTGGCATAGACGCCTGTCGCCCAGTCTGGAGTGTCGGCCTTGATGACGAGGTTCTTGCCCGTGAATGATGTGATGACAGTGCCAGTCTCTGCATCCCGCACCTGATAGGCAGGCTGTTGCACGCTTTGATGTGTAGTGACGCTATCGACCGGTTGTCGGTTGAAATACCACAGCGATTCACCATTCGCGAGGGTGGCATCAGACGTCCCTTCGCGGGGATAGTTGGCGAACTTCGTCCGGCTCTCAGCTACCTGCGGGATCAGCGCGATGATCGCGTTTTTGATCGCTGTCGAGGTGTTCATCGGCTTCGTCTGAGCGACAAACGTCTGGTAATCGTCAGGCGGCAGGAACGTGTCGAGTTCCTTTCCCGACAGGCCCATCGTCTGGATCCTTCCGGTGATGGCGCTGCCGCTCGCCTGCTCGACGAACTCCGGGCGCCCGTCAGCAGGAGACAGGCGGCGGCGGGTGTATTTGATGACGACCTGCGAAGGCTTCAGATCCGGCCTGCTGGTCAGATCAAAGTCAACGAGCGGCGCAGTCCCGACGGCATAGGTCTGGGCCGACATCCCGGAGCGACGGGACAGGTTGAAAATCGGATCAGCTCCTCCGCTGTAGTCGAACCAGCCGATTGAGTCCGGCACCCACCGCATGAGTTCCGCCAGGACGTCCGCGCAGGTCATCATGCTGAGTTGCAGCTTCGGGATCGTGAATGTGCTGGCGATGGTTCCAACCACAAGCGGCGCGCCGAGCACGATTGCACGAGCAAGCAGTGCCTCGATGTTGGCCTTCACCGTCGCTTCGTTGAAGATGATCGTCGGGCGATCCTGCGTGTTCGTGCCGCTGCTCACGCTGCTGGTGATGTCGATCTTCCGCAGGAACTGCCACGGTCCCTCGACGACGACCTGCACGCCGAAGTTCGTCGCTCGTGCTTGCGTCACCCACCCGCGGAACTGGCGGCTTGCAGGGAATGCGCCGATGGCTGGGATCCACAGCTCCACGCGCTGCCCGACATCGGGAATGATCGTCTCGCCGGCGTTGATGCTCTCGGTGCGGCAGGTCCACGTCAGGACATCCGGCCCGAGGTTCTCGAAGCGCAGGCTGGCGTTGACCGCGAGCAGGTCGGCCCCGAGGAATCGGTCAGTCGCGTTCAGGGTTTTCCCGGCCTCGCCCTTGATGATGTAGTCGGTCATGGTCAGTTGCCGGAGCGGATACGAGCTTGGAGTTCATCGATCTGGCGCTTCTGCGCCACCGTGCGCCGGTCCAACTCCCCCATCAACTGGATGAGCTGCGTGACGTTGGTGTTCACTCCTCCGATGCTGGTATTGATGGATCCGTTGAGGGTCTGGAGAGCGATGGCGACCTTCGATGTCTCGCTTGCTGCGATCACACCGTCTGCGACGGCACCTTTCAGAGCTTCGACCGCTGCGACCTGCCCGGAGTTCTCGGGCCTGGCGCTCTCTGCGATCAGCTTGATCTCGTCGGCAGCTTGCTTCCCGGTTTCGACGAGTCCGGCCACCTCAGCCTTGATCGTCTCAGCTTGCAGCGTCTGCTCGATCTTCGGAATCTCGATGGCGATGGACTCGGCCACGGTCGCAGCGTTCGCCATCGCGTCGTTGAGTCCCTGCGCGGTCGTGGCGACAGCCTCGGCGATCTTGCCTCCATTCGCGGAGAGTTGCGCGTCCAGCGCGTTGACCCTTGCCTCGGTGGCTGCGATCAGAGCTTGAAAAGCCGGATCGTCGAGTTGCCTCTGCGCTTCGATGGCCCCGCCGGTTTTAGCGAACGGGATTTCACCTTCCGATAGTTTGCCTCGTTCCGACGCCTGCTTCTGGAGTTCATCACGCTGCGCGCGGAGAACCTCGAGCTTTCGAGTCTCAGCTTGCCGGGAAAGCTCGGTCTGAATCGCCTGCGATTGAGTCGCGAGGAACAGCTCCTGCGCAATGGCTTCCTGCTGCTGTGCTTGCGAGAGCTGCTCGTTCTGCGCGGCGATCTGCTGGCGGGCCTGCTCCTCACGTGCGGCCGCATCCGCTGCCACGTTGTCGGAGATGGCCTTCACCTCGTCCACGGACTCCCCGCGAAGTCGCGCAAGGTCGAGTTCAGCCTCGCGCAGTTTCTCCGTGTTGCTCAGGGCTGCCGCCGTGCTGGCGTTCTGGGCGTCCGTGACGCGCTGGTAAGCACCGATCAGGTTCTCGGCTTGTTCAGCAGCTAGGACGATCTGGGAAAGCCCGAAGTCGATATTCTCGTCTACTGCCTTGGCCGCGTTCTCCCCGATCTGCTCGACGGCTTCAGCAAGCAGTGCCGCCTTCTCCGCGGCGTTTGCCGAGTCGTCGGCCATGCCCATGAACACCTTGACTGCGATAGCACCCACGGCGATCAGAGCGCCCGCAATCGCACCACCGGGGCCGAACACCCCGAGGAACTGCGGAGCCTGCTGGGACATGGCGACAAGCGCCGAGGTGCCGCCAGCCACCTGGACGGCGAAGTCTTGCACCTGATAGCCTGCCGACTGGGCGATCACGCCGATGCTGGCGGTCCCTTTCCCTGCTTTCGCTGTGGATGTCGCTGCCTTGTCGCTCGCCTGAGAGACGGCGTCAATGGAGCGAGCTGCGCCCTTGCCGCTGGTTTCGACGACATGGAGCGCGTCGTCGAGCTTGTCGGTCGCCTGCGCCGTATCAGTGACCCGGTCATCGAGTTTGACGACGGAGTCGGTCAGGTTGTCGACAGCGCGGTCGACGACCTTGGTCGAGTTGTCAACTTCGTCCAGCTTGCCGTCCAGCTTGTCGACCGCTTGACTCAGGTCCACGACGGCGACCTCAGCCTCATCGACCTTGTCCACCATCTTGTCGATGGCCTGCGTCGTGTCCTTCGCGCCGGTCGTGTCGGCCTTGGTCGAGATCTGGATGTCAACTTTGCGGCTCGCCATGGTCAGGGTGCTGTTGTTCGCCCGGTGATGCTTGCGTCAATAGAGAGAGAGAGTCCCCGATAACCAGCTGAAACCTGAGCAATCGCTTCGTGGATCGTGATCTTCGGGGTAATCGTGTCAGGCGATCCGGGAGCAGTGTTGGAGCTTGTGGAAACTGGAGTGATACCTGCGCTGGGTGAACCATTGGCGGTCGCAATGTTCAAGGACGAATCACTCCTGTGGGTCCGCGATGTCAGAATGATTGAAGCTCCAGACCCGGAAACAGTGTAGTCGCGATTGATGAAATACGAGGCAGCGAGTTGAGCGCGGGCAGTTGCGGCCCACGTTGACGCGGCTTGACCTGCAAAGACAGGGACGTTGAATGATTGAGTGATGGAATCGACCGTGACGGAAACCAGAACAGTGCCAGATGCTGGATCTGTGCTGGATGGCGTAATCGAAGCAGGACTGGCTACTGGTCCGTAAACGTCGATCGTCGTGGCGCTGTCAACGTGTCGCAGAATGATAATGCCATCGGCCCCGTTCTGCCCTGCGTCGCCGTCAGTCCCTATCCGGCCGGCTCCGCCGCTGCCAGGGGTGAGAGTTGTTGCCGTGGCGAGAACGCCGCCGCCGTTGCAGTAAACGGTTGAGATGTTGTCGAGCGCCGAGGTTGTTCCGGCTCGGCCGATACGGTCCGTGCTCGATCCTGATTGAGTCAGCCCCACTGCGGTGGAAGATCCGCCACCGCCGGAAAGGAACCCGGCAGATACTCCTCCATCCCCGCCTGCAAAGCCGAGGCTGAGGATTGAACCGCCGCCGATGCCAGTTGATCCGGTGCCACCTCCCCCAGATCCATTTGCGCTCCTTCCGTTTTGAGCTGCCCCGACGCCACCGCCGCCGCCACCGAATCCGCTGAAGCCGAAAATCGAACTGGTCGTCCCATCCGAGGCCGAAGTCGCTGGTGATGTCGTCGAACTGATGCCGCCTTTGCCGATGACTGCTGAAACTGTTTGCGCGCTTGCTGATGCGGATCCGGCAATGAGCCTGCCAGCGCCCCCACCGCCGCCGCTGCGGCCTCCAGACCGACCGCCGCCCGCTCCGCCGCCGCCTGCAATGAGGTAGTCGATTGAGGCTGAGGTGTTGATTCTGACGATGGAGTCAGCCGTCAGCTTGTGCCACCGGTATGTTGTGCCGCCGTCAACATAGGTTCCGGTCGTGTAGCCGGATGCAGCCGGAAGCGAGATGAAGTTCACCTGCTTGATGGGGCTCACCAAAGAAAGCCCAAGAGAAGACAGGACACGAAGCTGGCCTGGGACGGGAACAGATACCGTGCCTCCGCTTGCCACGGTTGGAGAGCTGGTTGTCGGATCAGTGCCGTCGGTCGTGTAGTGACTGGTCGCGCCGGCTGTTGGAATCGTGACGGTCACGGTGACCGTCCCGGCTGGTTGGGCGGAACTTTCAGGTGATACGTATACTTCAGGCAACCCCCCTGATTCAATGAATCCCCGGCAGATGATGGCGCTGTTAGTTTCTCCGGTCTTTACCGCAAGCGCCTTCACGCGGAACGTGCCAGCCTGAAGAAACGAAGACCCGCTTGCGATTGTGGGGGATCCTGTCGTCGGATCGGTGCCGTCGGTCGTGTAATGGATCGCGGTTGCATCTGCTTGCGTGATCGTCACTTGAGTCTGAACAGTGCCCGATGCTGTGGCGGTCTCAACTTGATTGGTGCCGTCGTAAACGATGTCTCCAAGGTAGGCTGTTACAGTGCCGCTTTGGTCCTTCAGAAACTCATACAAGCTGCCGATTTCGGCCTCGCAGTCTGACACGCTTGCAAACGCTGTAACGCTTGAAAACGAGGCGGTGATTGCTGATCCCGGGCGGGCATAGTTCCGTGATTCAGTGACGCCGATGTAGTTCACCGTCTCCGAATTCACGGAGTAATCGACCCGCAGACCCTGAGTGTCGCTTGATGCGCCATCAGAGCCAGCGAGGTCGTAATACCTCGATCCTATTTCAAGGCGGCATTTCATGGGGCAGCGACAGCGGCGACAGTGAAGAGCGCGACGGGCGCTCCGGCGCTGAACGTGCGCTTCGCTGCTAGCGTCAACTGGCCGAGGCGGTTGTCAGTTGGTGAGAATCGCTTTTGCAGATCAATTAATTGCACCGCAGCGCAATCGAAGTTGATGCCGCCGACGGTTGCCGTTGCGATGTCGAGCGTGGAAGATGCGAGGTCTTCGCCTGTATCGAGGGATCCGAAAAACCCATCGAAGGAGCTTTCAGCGACTCCGGTAGGAATACAGGTGATGGTCGCACCAAGGTTCTGAAGGCTCATGTCCACAGTGCCGATCCCGTCAACGGTTACCGGGTTGAGCGAGAGGTCGAAGGAAATCTCGAAGCCGCCTTCGGAGAAGAACGTCAATCCACCTCCAAGAGTGGCTTGATACGGAGCGGTGATGATCTTCGATGGGTCGAATGCGGTCCCGATGGGGTTTCCTCCTGCCACCGCGTAGTAGTCGGCCAGCGCCGCCGGGTCACCGCTGATTTCCAGAAGGCCGGTGAACTGCACGCTTCCGAAGGCTGTGTTGTTGGCGCTGCACCGAATGCTCGGCATCTGCGTGATCGCAGCATT